GAACAGATAGCGGAAGTTATGCCGCAAAGATCAGGTTTCCAAGATTATTTTGATGGCGGGTGAGATAAGTGCTTACTCCACAACAATTAGCCAACAGCGCAAACGATATTGTTAATCTGTATGGCAAGTTTGATGAAATGATTGTACAGGATATTGCACGGAGGATAGTTAAAGCGGGAGAGGTTACCGATACAGCAATATTTCAACTTCACGCGCTTCAAAACTCCGGTATGTTATACGATGAAATTATAATGAAAGTAGCCGAGATAACCAAAAAATCAGATGAAGCCATATCCAGGCTATTTATTGATGCTGCAGTACAATCATTAAAATACGATATGTCAATTTATCGCGCAGCGGGATTAAACCCCCTGCCGCTTAATATGTCGCCGTCCGCTATTCAGGTGCTTGAAGCCGGGATACTTAAAACTCAAGGCAATCTTAATAATTTAACGCGCACAACGGCTGTATCGGCTCAAAAAGCATTTATAAGCGCTTCGACAATGGCAGAAATGCAGGTAGAAAGTGGCGCTTATGATGTAGCTGCTGCCATTAGAACCGCTATAAAAACAGTAGCGGCCAATGGCGCGGAGGTAATATATCCAAGCGGTCATACAGATAAACTAGACGTCGCAGTAAGGCGTAATGTTATGACCGGGCTTGGACAGACAACAAGCCAAATATCTGAACTGTACGCCGATGAGATGGAATGCGATATTATGGAGATAACAGCTCACTCCGGAGCGCGCCCAACTCATGCCGCATGGCAGGGGCAGCTTGTCAGCCGTTCGGGGAAAAGAGGTTATCTGTCTCTTGATGATATAGGATACGGCACCGGGGCAGGCTTCGCGGGCTGGAACTGCCGTCATGACTGGTATCCGTACATAGAGGGTATATCATCAAGGATGTATGATAATAAGAGCTTGGCGGCACTTGAAGAAAAAAATATAGAATATAACGGTAATAAATATACAGAGTATGAAGCGGAACAAAAAATGCGCGTAATGGAGCGTCAAATACGCGCAACTAAGCGTGAACTATTGGCATTACAGGCGGCAATACAAGCATCTGAAAATGATGTGTCGCAAGATGGACTAAAGATAGATTATGCCAAAAGCTCCGTAAAGCTAAAAAGACAAAAAAGTCAATTAAGCAATTTTAGTGAAACAACAGGAATCTTAAAAGATACGGCAAGAGCACAAGTGTACGGCTTCGGGCGCAGTGAAGCGCAGAAGGCAGCTTGGGCTAACAGAAGATATCAAGAAGCATTCAGTTAGCGCAATTTTGAAATAAGTCATATTTGGCTTATAATCGAAATGATTTTAAAACGATAAAACAAGACTACGGAAAAAATTAAACGCGAATTAAACGCAATTAAACGGTACTTATGAGCCTTTTAAAGGTAATTGCAAAGCTATATTTAATTTGTTTATCAGCTCCTTTCCGGGAGCTTTTAATATTGCAAAAATAAAAATCATGGAGGAACCTATGCAAACTTACAAAGATGAAAGCGGTTGTAAAATCGTAGTATCAAAAACAACAACCGGTAACGGTTATGTTGCCCACCGGCAGCGGGGAATGGGCGGGAGGCCGCGAAGAATAATCAGCACGCGCCTCCCGATAAGAGGTACAATCTTAGCGGCCCAGATGGATCTTGACCAATACGCAAAGATGAAAGGATGGGAGCCCTGGGAATCAAACAAAAAACAGGAGGCGGTTTGAGTGGACTTTTTAAAGGATATTTACGGGGCTGAATCACTGACATATGATCAGCTAACCGAAAAATTGAAAGGCAACGACAAAATACAGTTAGCAAACTTAGCATCAGGCGATTATATCAAAAAGACTGATGCAGATCAGCAACTGTCAGAGGAAAGAAAAAAGTACAAAGACTATGATCCGGAATGGAAAACCAAAGTCATGGAAGCGGAATCAAGCGCAAATAAAAAAATCAAAGAAAAGGATTTGTCACACGCAATAAATAATGCCCTAACAAAAGCTCAAGTTAAAAATGCAAAATCCGTCTTAGCAAATCTTGATATGTCTAAAATTGATTTATCAGACGATGGAAAGCTAACGGGGATTGATGATCAACTAAAAGCGCTTAAGGAATCGGAAGATACAGCGTTTTTATTCAGTTCAGCTACTGACAGCCCAATCAAAAGTCTTGGCGGATCAACCAATGGAACGATAGTAAGCAGCGGAGGTTTAGCTGCCGCAATAAAAGAGCATTACAGTTCTTAATTAAAATAAAGAAAAGAGGATAATAAAATGCCTGTTACATTAGCGGAAGCAAAAGTCGGATTAGCAGATAAAGTTGTTCAAGAGGTTATTGATATCTTCCGGCGCGGAAGCATGATGCTTGATATGCTTACGTTTGACAACTGTATCTCTCCCGGAACCGGAGGATCTACGCTGACATATGGGTATCTGCAGCTGCAGACGCCATCAACAGCCGACGCACGCGCAATAAATACTGAATATACTCCTAACCATGCGGTAAGAATGAAAAAGACTGCTGATTTAAAGATCATCGGCGGATCAGCTCTGGTTGACAGAGTGCTCGAATCATCATCAGCACAAAGCGAGATAGGATTCCAGCTGCAGCAAAAATCTGAGGCGGTTAAAAACTATTTTCACTATCTCACAATAAACGGATCAGCAACAAGTGATCCCCTAGAATTTGACGGCTTAAGCACATTACTTACAGGCAAATCTACAGAGTACAATGCCGGATCAGGCCAAATAGAACTTGATATTAGCGATACGGCGGCAATGGACGCAAATTATAAATTGATGCTTGATATGCTTGATGAATTTCTAGGCAGTCTATCAGTTAAACCTGATTTGCTACTTGGCAACGATAAGATTATAGCCAAGATGACAGGGATTGCCCGCCGTATGGGATATCTGACGCAATCAGAGGATGCATTTGGCCGGAAAGCTCCCGGATATAACGGTATACCATTCTTAGATCTTAAAAATTACTACGACAAGACACAAGAAAAATCCGTACCAGCCATACCGATAGACAGCGTTAAAGGGACTACGGATTTATACGCCGTTAAGTTTGGATTGGATGCTTTCCATGGCGTTAGCCTAACCGGGAATAACATAATAAAAACATACTTGCCTAACATGTCTTTACCAGGCGCGGTGAAGCAGACAGAAGTTGAAATGGTAGCTTGCACTGTACTTAAGGATACCACCAAAGCCGGAGTATTTAGGGGTATCAAAGTAGCCGCTGGCACTGGCGGAGCCGTAGAACCGGAGGATTAACCATGATAACCGTTGATTATGATTATTATAAAAACGTCTGGTTAGGCGTAATTTCCGAAGATGATTTCAATGCTCTGTCGATTCAATCAGCGCGGGAAGTGCACTATATAACAATAAGAAAAAATCCGGAACAACATATGAATGAAGTCCTAAACGCAATATGCGCCGCCATTGACGCCGCCCACAATTGGGATCAGAATAATCCCAATATTGCGCCTGGTATAAAGTCAGAAAACACAGACGGGTACAGCGTGACATATGCGGATCAAAGCATGAGTGAAAAACACAAGCAACGCTGGCATCTTGTGTATCAGGCGATTGCCCGGGAGCTGAGCGGCACCGGCTTATTGTTTAGGGGGGTAATTGGATAATGCGCGGTAACGCAAATATAACCATATACAACAAAAAAACAGTAGGCCGTCAAACCTACTGGAAGCGCACACAAATTAAAGAAGTTAATTTTTTTGGCAGTGATGAAGCCCGGTTATCCGGGCATCATGCGAGACACGAATTATTATCCGCTGACGAATACACCATACGCATACCTGACGGTGCGTATGCGGAAGGTAAATCCTATGCAGACAGATATACATTCCGGGCGCTTGATTTGGATGAGATTGATAATTATTGGTCTGCTGCGGCTGGCGATTTAATAGTAAAAAAACTAATAGATGATGAAATATCATCGCCATCCGAGCTTGCATTAAAATATGATATCATGACAGTAATGTCAGCAACGGAAAACTTTAGAGGTATGGCGACACGACACTTGAAATTAGTGTGCAAATAATTATGAAAATCAATCTTAAAATGGATAATGTTCAAGAGATGCTTAAAAAGCGCGGACTGGAAAAGGCTGGAACTGTACAAAAGTACATTGATAGTGAGGTGTTACGCCGCGGCGATCCTTATGTTCCCTTTGATACAGGTTACTTGAAAAAGTCTGGTATATTAGGGACAAAAATTGGCAGTGGTGAGGTAGACTATATAGCTCCTTACGCAGATATCAACTATTACAATAATGCCGGACGCGGTACACAAGGCATACAAAGGGGAGGCATGCGCGGAAAACTATGGTTCGAGAGAATGAAAGCGGACCATTTAACAGACTTGATTTCCAAAGTTAAAGAAAAAGTAGGTGGAAAATAAAGTGTCAATCATAAAGGCTATATACAATTATTTTAATGATTGCCCAATACTTAACCCTGAAAGCAGGATCAATATTGATTATCTGCCAGACGAGGCGCGGGAATATACAATTGATACTGTGCCGTGTAATCCGGTTATCAAAAAGTATATTGATGGATCATCTAAACGCAGATACTTATTTATTTTTGCCAGCAAGGAGATTTACGGAGATGACTTCGTACAAAATGCTGATAACTTAGCTTTTTATGAAAAGCTTTGTGATTATATCGAAGAACAATCAAATGCCGGGATCCTGCCAATACTCACCGAGGGCGAAAGCCAAAGGCTGGAAGTGTTAAGCAGCGGATACGCAATAAACAGTGAGCATCAAGTGGCGCGGTATCAAATACAGTGTCAATTAATTTATTTAAAATCAAAATAAGGAGAATATTATGGGAATCAAACAAAGAAGAATGCAGGCAAACTATATTGATGTTGGAGCGGGAGAAACACATGATATTGTGCTTATGGGCACCGGATACACTGCCCTCGATGAAAACCCATCAGCGCAAACCACTTCACGACGGTATATAATCGACAAGTCAGCAACTCAATCTGTGTCGGGATATGACTGGTCAGTTGCTTTCGATATTGATCAAATAAGAGAACAAGCAGCGGTAAATTATATTTGTCGCATAGGAGAAATGATGCTGACCGGAGCGGACGCCGAAACAGATTATTTTATTATTGACATAGATCAGCCGGAAAGCGAAGATGACACATACCACGCAAGGAAAATGCGCGTGGCTGTAGCGGTAGACAGCTTTACTAATGATGATGGTAATATGGGATGTACCGGAAATCTGCTGGGCATCGGGGATATAACGGAAGGTACTTTCGATATAACCGCAAAAACCTTCACGGCATTAACACCGACAGTTTAATTTAATTGCGTTTAAATAACTATTAAGGAGCGCTTAAACTAATGATAGTAAATGAAGTAGAGCTAAAAGATATTGATATTTATGATTTGGATACAGCCGAAAATTACGAAAACGCAATTAAGAAAGTATCTAATGAATTAGGAAACCAAAAAGATAAAACCAGAACAGAAATAATTAGATGTACATGTACATCTATTTTTGAATGCTTTAACAGTATATTTGGTGATGGGACAGACAAATTGATCTTTGGAGATAAAGTAAATATGATGGGGGCTATTAATGCGTTTGAAGAATTAATTGCATCTATCAAAGAGCTCGAAGAAAAAGGCGCGGAACAGATCAAACGAAAATCCGATAAATATAAGCAACAGAATAATCAGCAACAGCATAAAAACATAAATCCACGCTATAGAAATAATAGAAAACGCAGACGATGAACATATTAATAGATGATTTGCCAGAATCGTTAAATGTTGACGGTGCGGATTATAAGATAAACACAGATTACCGAACTGCCATAAAATTTGAAACAATGACGCAAAATGAGGATGTGCCCGATACAGAAAAGATAAGCAAAGCAATGGCTTTATTTTTTTGCGATAATATCCCATCGGACTTTGAAAAGGCAATTGAAAAAATCATCTGGTTTTACTCAGGCGGAGAAAATAAACCGAACAATGTCAAAGGATCTAACAGCGAAAAAGAGCCAAATAAGCATAAGATATACGATTATGATATTGATGCAGGTTATATATATGCAGCGTTCTTAGAGCAATATGGGATTGATCTACAGGAGACGCATTTACACTGGTGGAAATTTAAAGCCTTGTTTTGCGCACTTTCTGAAAATATTGAATTTGTCAAAATAATGGCATATCGTACAATCAAAATAAACCCCAATATGTCTAAGGAGCAGCAAGCCCATTATCGCAAAATGAAGAAATTACACGCGCTACCTTTAAGTAAAACTGAAGATGAAAAACTGTCCAAAATAGAAGCTGCCTTAATGCGTGGTGAAAGTATACATGAATTGCTCTAACGCCATACATGATAAAACAAAATACAAATGTCCTTTTTGCGGGTATGAAAGCGCATAGGTTATTGTGGCCGGAGGCAATTAATGAAAGCGATAGGATCTTTATTGCTACAAAAAATATATCAGACCTAGAATCTTTGTTTGCGGCGAATGATCTGGTAGAAATTAAGCTGGTTGATGGGTACATATATCTTTCAACTCTTATTACATCAAGCGCACCAGTAAACGCCGGAGACGGAATCTTCGAGGTGACATATACATTTGACGCGATTAGAAGGCTTCCTTTGGAAACAATAAATATTGATATAAATTTGAATTTACAAAGTAAAGTTTTTTGCAAGTCAAATATAGAAACGGACTGCATTATATCAGGATACACAAATTACGGCTATAGTATTTTTATGATAATGGGTATATCTGTAGCGTTCAGCCCATCAAATACATCTCCGGCAATCATTAATGGCATTGATAAAACGGTAACAGCTTATGGATATAATATATTCGGATCAGTTAATATGATTAATTTCCCTAAACTTAAACCAGGAGTAAATTCAATACCATACTCTGCAGGCTTAAGAGAGGGATATATATCTTACTATCCTACGTTTGTTTAATTAGGAGGTGTATTGATGGTTTTAAAAATATTTGCGCCAGCCGGAGATATCTACCCTTATGCAGATCTGGATGATACCTTTTTCTTAACATACGATTATGATGGTATGATATATCTGCAATTCGACATAAGCCCTCATCATAAATATTACAGGCACATTTCAGAAGAATCAGAGTTGGAGTTTGATAATCAGATATTTATTGTAAAAGGCATTAATGAGCGTTTGAATGTTTCAACTATAAACGCTGAGTTAAATATTGATGGGTTAAAGAAAAATGTTTTTCCAGGCAATTTTACAATGCAAACAGTAACATTTTCAGCGATATCTAATGCAGCTCTATCCGGATCAGGCTGGATCATAGCAAATCCCGGAGATGTCACTGTCAGCAGATCTATAGATCTGGAGGATGCTGATACACTTGATATATTAAGATATTGCCAAAACAAAACCATGTTCAATATATTATATAAATTTGATAGCATAAACAAATACATCACTATCATAAAACCGGGAGATGTAGTTATTAATTCAAACGTATATTTAACCGACGAATTGAATCTTTCAGATATTTGCATAAAAGGATCTAGCGATGATTTTTGTACCCGTCTGTATCCCTTTGGGAAAGATGGACTTGATATAACAAGTGTTAATAATGGGGTACCTTATATTGAAAACAAAACATATCAAAATAAAATTATTTCATCAATTTGGCGCGACGACCGCTTTACTATTGCACAATCTCTTTATGATAACGCTGTCATCAAATTAAAAGAATTGGCTAACCCTCAACGGATTTATTCGGCGCAAGTAAGCGATCTGGCCAAAATAAACCCAGATAAATATGGATTCTTAAACTTTAACCTTTACAACATAATAACTTTTATAGATAGAAGACGCCAAGATAAATTTAATGTTCAGGTAACAAAACTAAAAATATATCCAGCTAATCCACGCCTGAATGCAGTAGAATTAACCACCTATTTAGGATAATTAATTTAAAGGAGAATTCTTATGACGCCTTATTTATATGACATAACACTTGACTTAAATCTTTCGGACAGCAGAACCGCAATAGTTGCGGCACAAGGCGATACTAATCGCGCTATAAACGCCACCATGCCAGGCGTATCATGGCATCCTCCGACTTTGTGATTATACCGTCAAAAGATGAACCGTTTGGGCTAGTTGCTCTTGAAGCCTTAGCAGCTGGTAAGCTATTGTTGAGCAGCTTTGTAGATGGTATGGGAGAATTTTTGACCTATGATACTGCGGTTAACTGCGGCGTAACTCCTGATACAATTTCACAGGCGGTTAGTTTTGCCTTAAACATGCCGGATGATGAAAAATCATCAAGGATCAAAAAAGGTTTGCAAATCTGTGAAAAATATACATGGGAAAGTACTGCCAATAAAATTGAAACGGTATTTAATAGCTTATTAAACATATGAAAGGATTAGTTATGACAATGACAGCGCAATTAAAAGGTATTGACGTAAGCTCATTTCAAGGTAATATTGATTGGATAAAAGTTAAATCCAGTGGTATACAATTTGCTATAATAGCGGCATGTTCCGGAAATAGCGTGATATCGACATTTAGAAAGCATATTGAAGGCGCAATAAAGGCCGGACTGCATGTAGGGTGTTATCACTTTTCATACGCTATAGACGCAGACACCGCCAAAGGTGAAGCAGAGTTATTTTATAATACTATTAAGCCGTACTTAGGCAAAATAGACATGCCTCTATGCCTTGATTACGAGGATGATTCTGTAGCATACGCAAAAAGAAAATATGGCAAGACAATCACAAAAGCACAAGCAACAGAAATAGCGAAGGTATGGCTATCACATATCGAATCAAAGAAATGTTATGTAATGAATTACACAAATCTAAACTTTTATAACAATTATTTTGATAAAAATAAGCTATCTAAATATGACATATGGTATGCGGCACCGGATAGATCAGAGCCTAATATACAATGCGGTATCATGCAATACTCCTGGACGGGGTGTATTAACGGCATAATCGGAGATGTAGATCTTAATTATGCTTATTATGATTATCCAACTATAATCAAGAACGCTGGCTTGAACGGATATCAAAAACCCACAGCACCATCAGAGCCGATTAAACCGCCTGTCTCATTGCCTTTAGGTGATATAGACGGTGACGGCAAATTAACCATAAAAGACACATCTTTATTGCAGAAATACCTTGCCGGAATAATTGAACTTACGCCTGAGCAACTAAAACGTGCAGACTTCAATCAAGACGGTAAAATTAACGTTAAAGATGTAACGGATATGCAAAAATACATAGCCAAAATTTAAAAATTATTTAAATTATAATTAAACAGCAGCGTCAGCGTGGCTAGATGACATGCGAGATCCCATCTGTGTAGTTAGGTCATAATCTGACGGGTGGAAATGACCAGCAAGGGCAGGACTTGCACGCTGCTATCAATTTTATTCATTAAAATGCCCTGTATAATTTGCAATGATTATACAGGGTTTATGCATTTTTAGTCAACAATTTTTTTCTATTTTATTTGAACTTTTTTTCTATTTTATTTGGGCGGCGTCATTTACGCGTACCCTTCCTGTGACGCTGTCTGTTCCATATGTTATTGTATACGTCCGTCCCGCGCCGTCTGTTATTGAGCTTAATCTTCC